GCATTGGCCGCCGCGAAGGCGCAGTTGGCCGAGGATCAGTACCTACAGGAGTACGAATGCTCGTTTGAAGCGGCACTCCTCGGCGCTTTTTACGGCACAGAATTGCGGCAAGCGGAGCAGCAAGGTCGGATCACCAACGTGCCTTATGACTACGAACAGCCCGTCTATACCGCATGGGATTTGGGTTATCGTGACGACACGGCAATTTGGTTCTACCAACTTGGGCGTAACGAGATCAGGGTTATAGACTTTCACGCCGTTTCTGGCGCTGACATCCACGACATCGCAAAGACCGTACTGAGCAAGCCGTATCGCTACGCTAAACACTATTTGCCGCACGATGCTCGGGCTAAGAGCCTGCAAACAGGCCGCAGCATCATTGAGCAATTGGCGGCGACGCTAGAAACCAAGAACCTCGCGGTAGTGCCAGACATTGGCCTACAGAACGGCATTCAAGCCGTGCGCATGACGTTGCCGCGAGTGTGGTTTGACAGCGAGAAATGCAACGACGGGTTGGAGGCGCTACGCCAATATCAACGCGAATACGACGAAGACAAAAAAGCGTTTCGGCAGTCGCCACGTCACGATTGGACTAGCCACCCGGCTGACGCTTTTCGTATGCTTGCGGTATCATGGCAGGAAATTTCTGACAAGCCCCCAACACTAGACGTAAAACCGTTGATGGTTGGGCCTGAAAACAAGGTGACGTTAAACGATATGTGGGCTGTCCACGACCGTTATACGTCTCGGAGAGCAAGGATATGAGCGTTCAACAGCCGACACGAATGAACTATGTGGCCGTGGGCGCCACAAGCAGCAGCACCTTTGGCACCGCAGGGGCTTATTTGCACCGCGTGGTGGTCAATGTAGCAAGTAACACCGAGGCGACGGCTATCGTCAAAGACGGCACGACCACGTTGGTCGCGTTCCCGGCCACGACCGCCGCTGGCGTGTACTCCGTAGAACTGAACGTCGCCACGACGGGCCAGATCACGGCAACGTGCAGCGGCAACGCATCCATGTCGGTGGTTGGCCTCTTTAGCACTTACGCCTAATGAGCAACAAACCCGGCCTTTACGCCAACATTCTTGCCAAGCAAGAGCGGCAAGCCCGTCAGCGACGGGAAGGTAGGCCGGTAGAGCGCACCCGCAAACCGGGTGATCCTGGGGCGCCCACCGCAGAGGCGTTCCGCGAGAGCGCCAAGACAGCCAAACCTGAGAGGATGGCATGACCGCAGCGTGGCAGAGATCGGAAGGGAAAAACCCAAAGGGCGGCTTAAACGCCAAGGGCCGCGCTTCCTACAAGGCCGAGACGGGCGGTACGCTCAAACCGCCTGTCAAGAAAGGTGACAATCCTCGCCGCGCATCATTTCTTGCCCGCATGGGCAACATGGCTGGGCCGATGGAAAAGAACGGTGAGCCGACCCGCCTTGCATTGGCCTTGCGTGCATGGGGCGCCTCTAGCAAGGCTGATGCAAAATCCAAAGCCAAGGCCATTAGCAAACGGAACGAAAAGTAATGGCTGATCGGCGCAAAATGTTGGAACTTTTGCTTACTCAAATGGAATCGGCCCAAGCCAAAGGCGTGCCTTACGCCGTTGAGGGCAGAAACATTGATGTGAGTCGCTTGCCGGAGGTGCAAAATCGCATACCCGGTGAAGGCGGTATTAGCACGGTTCGCAGCATGGGCATCACCGAGGATGGCAAGGAAGTATTGATCCCGACCGTTATTGAAGGGAAATTGCCGTCCACGGCTGATGAAGCCGAACGTCGGGCATACGATTACTATCAACGAACTGGCAAACATTTAGGCAAATACGCTACTCGCGCAGCATCCGACGCTGCCGCAACCTTGTTGCATGAGCGTGAAGCCTTGAGGACGGGACGCTAATGGACGGAATAGTGCAACCGAAACTTGACCGTTACCTCCGACTGATCGGCCAGTACGACAGCGAGTTTGCGAAATGGTCGGCGCGTACCAAAAAGATCATCAAGCGTTACCGCGACGACACGCGTGGGCAGACGCTGACCGAATCGGCCAAGTTCAACATTCTGTGGTCAAACGTACAAACCCTGAAGCCTGCCGTTTACGCCAAACTGCCCAAGGCTGACATCAGCCGCCGCTTTGGTGATAACGACCCCGTGGGCCGCGTGGCCGCACAGTTGATTGAGCGGGCGATTGACTTTGAAATTGAGCATTACCCTGACTACCGCGCAACGATGAACTACTGCGTAGAAGATCGTTTCCTCGGTGGTCGCGGTACAGCATGGGTGCGCTACGAACCGCACACCGCCCCGATTGGCATAGAGGATGACGGCGTATCCATCACCCCCGACATTGAGCAGGGTGAGGGCGCACCGCCGAGTCTAGAGCGCGTGGAGTACGAATGCGCCCCGGTTGACTATGTGCATTGGCGTGATTTCGGTCATTCCACCGCCCGCACATGGGAAGAAGTCGGCCAGGTGTGGCGCTGGGTCTACATGACCCGCGATGCGCTAGTGGAACGGTTTGGCGAGGAGGTCGCGGCAAAGATACCGTTAGACTCTGGCCCTGAGCCGCTCAACGCATACAACGAAAACAAGCGTCTTTATAACCGCGCCAAAATCTGCGAGTTGTGGGACAAAGAAACCGAAAAGGTTTATTGGTTCAGCAAGGGGTTGCCCGAGATCATTGACGAGCGCGATGACCCGCTTGGCCTTGAAGGCTTTTTCCCCTGCCCGAAACCGCTATACGCAACGACGACGAGCGATACGTTAGTTCCGGTTCCTGATTTCGTGCTGTACCAAGATCAGGCAATGGAGTTAGACATCCTGTCTGACCGCATTGATGGTTTGGTGAAAGCGTTGCGTGTGCGTGGCGTGTATGACGCTAGCCAACCGGCGCTTCAACGACTGATGACGGAGGGCGATAACAATGCTCTTATCCCGGTTGATAAATGGATGGCGTTTAGTGAAAAAGGCGGTCTTAAAGGTAGTATTGACCTCCTCCCCCTTGACACACTCGCAAATGCGCTACTCAATTGCTACCGCGCTAGAGAAGACATCAAGAGCCAAATCTACGAAATCACGGGTATCTCGGACATCATCCGGGGCACCTCGTTCGCCAGCGAAACGGCGACCGCGCAGCAAATCAAAGGGCAATACGCAGGACTGAGACTGCGTTCTATGCAAGAGGACGTTGCCCTCTTTGCCTCCGAATTGATCCGGCTTAAGGCGCAGGTTATGTGCCTGAAGTACCAGCCTGAGACGATTTTGGCCTACGCGGCGGCAAACCAAATGTCGCCTGCTGACCAGCAATTGATCCCGCAGGCCATTCAACTGTTACGCGACAAACCGCTGCGTAACTTCCGCGTAGACATCGCGGCTGACAGCCTTGTGATGTTGGATGAAAACCAGAACAAGCAAGATCGCATTCAGTTCTTGCAGGCGTTTGGTGGGTTCCTTGCTCAAGCGTTGCCGGTGGGTCAGGCCAGCCCGCAGATGGTGCCGATGATGATGGAACTGCTGCGCTTTGGTATGCAGGCATTTAAGGCGGCACGTCCGATTGAGGGCCAAATTGACGCCACGCTTGCGCAATTGCAGCAGGCGGCGGTTCAGCAACAGAACCCAGAGATGCAGGGCAAGCAAGCCGAACTTCAAGCCAAAGGTCAGATGGAAACCTCCAAGATGCAGATGCAATCGGCGCTTAAACAAGCCGAAATGCAGTACCAGTTGCAGATGGAGCAGTTACGCAACCAGGCCAAGATGGCGCTGGAACAGCAAAAGATGGACTTTGAGGCCCGTCTCAAAGCGGCTGAACTGCAATCGCAGCAGGCAGCGGCTAAGTACAAGGCCGATATTGATGCCCAAACCAAACTCATCATTGCCCAGATGGGCAAGACGATGCCGGAGCCTCCGTACCAGCAATGAAACGGACGTATATTCTTGTAGACGGTGAGTTCGTAGAGCGTAAGAAAGACGCCAAGGGGCGTTATCATTACGTCATGCCTGACATCACGCCTTACAAAAGCATGATTGACGGCAAGATGGTGACTTCGCGCTCCGAACATCGCCGGCATTTGAAGGCTAACAACTGCGTTGAAGTCGGCAACGATGACCCGGCCAAGCACATCCGGCGCGAACCCGAGAAAAACACTCGGTTAGAGCGCATCAAGCACATGGTAAATACTCGCCTAACCAACGAGCAGGCTGATCGCATACTGCGCGAAATACGCCAAAACGCCAATTTCACCAATCCCCACAGGAGAGGGTAATGGACGAGAGCAATCCGGCAATGGAAGCGGCCCGAGAGGCTACCCAAGAGGTAGATCGTCGGGAACTTTTGGAAGCAGGCTTTGAGGCTGCTGAAAAAGGCGAACCCGTAGAGAGTGTGGTGCGTGACGCATCAGGACGTTTTACGAAACCTGAGGCCAAGCCCGAACCTGAGGCGCCAGAGGGTGAGGAAAACGCTGCGTCGTTCAACACGTTGTACGACAAGGAGCCGGTTTGGAAGCGCCCACCGTCCTCATGGCGCCGCGAATACCATGATATTTGGCAAAAAGCCGACCCCAAGTTGCAGGAATACGCTTGGAAGCGCGAGGAAGAAATGCGCGCTGGCGTGGAAAACATCTTTGGGAAGGCTCAATTTGCTGATGCAATGCAGCAGGCCATTGAGCCGTATATGCAGACCATCCAAGGTCTAGGCATCACGCCCGATAAAGCGGTTGCGGCGCTGATGCAGGCTGACCACATGCTGCGAAACAGCGATCAGCAGACAAAAATGCAGTATTTCACGCAGTTGGCGGCGTCTTATGGCATCAATTTGGGTGCCGCGCAGCCGCAGCAGGGTCAACAAGGCCAACGCGCCGTTGATCCGCTTGTCTGGCAACTGCAAAACGAATTGAACAAGGTCAGAGGCGAGGTCATGGGCTGGAAACAGCAGCAAGAAATGGCCGAAAATCAGACTTTGTTGAACGAGATCAATTCATTTAGCGCAAGAGCCGAGTATTTTGAGGAAGTCCGACCGACCATGATTCAACTCCTACAGAGTGGAGTCGCGCAATCGTTGGAAGAAGCCTATAACAAGGCTGTAAGGCTAAATGATGATTTGTTTGAGCAGGTAACTAAGGCCCGACAAGCCGAGGAAGCCGCCAAACAGGCCAAAGAGGCCAACCGGGCAGCAAAAGTTGCCCGCGCAGCAGCGGTGAGTGTCAGAAGCGCCACACCCGGCGTCAACACGGCTCCCAAGGCAGCAAACCGTCGCGCACTTCTTGAAGAAGCGTTAGCCGAACAAGAAGCGCGTTTGTAATTAACTGAACTAGGAGACTTAAAATGGCATTTGCCAACTCTAGTATCAGCGACATCATTGCTACCACGATTCAGAGCCGTAGCGGTGAACTCGCTGACAACGTGACGAACAACAACGCGTTGCTTCGTCGCCTGAAGGAGCGCGGAAACGTCAAGACGTTCTCTGGCGGTAGCGTGATCCTTCAGGAAATCATGTACACCGATCCGACCACCAACAACACCAACTCATACAGCGGCTATGAAGTGCTGAATGTGGGCCAGAACTCGCCAATTTCTGCGGCGCAGTTCAGCATCACGCAGTACGCCTCGGCTGTGACCATTTCGGGTCTGGAAATGATCCAGAACTCGGGCAAGGAGGCCATCATTGACCTTCTTGACGGTCGCATGGAAGTCGCGGAAGCCCAACTTGCCAACCGCATCTCGGGCGACCTGTATGGCGATGGCACCGGCAACGCGGGTAAGAACCTCACGGGTCTTGCTGCGGCTGTGCCGGATGACCCGACGACCGGAACCTACGGCGGCATCAACCGCGCCGTGTGGACGTTCTGGCAGAGCAAGAAGTTCTCGGCTGCTACCGATGGTGGCGGTGCGGGCGCTGTGTCGTCTACGACGATCCAGGGCTACATGGACGCCCTTGCTGTGCAACTCGTCCGTGGAACCGACAAGCCTGACCTGATCGTGGCCGACAACAACTATTACCGTTTCTACCTGCAATCGCTGCAAGCGATCCAGCGTATTACGGAAAGTGGTTCGGGCCTCGCGGGCGCGGGCTTCGCCTCCCTCAAGTATTACGGCGCGGGCATGGCCTCCGACGTGGTGCTGGACGGTGGTATCGGTTCGTCGACCTACAACAGCGGTTCGGGTAACGCAAACCACATGTGGTTCCTGAACACCAAGTACCTGATGTTCCGGCCGCACAAGGATCGCAACTTCGTGCCGATTGGCGGTGAGCGTCAGGCCGTCAACCAAGACGCGATTGTGAAATTGATTGGCTGGGCCGGCAATTTGACCTGCTCAGGCAGCCAGTTCCAAGGCGTGTTGATTGCTTAATAGGAGACACAAAAATGACTGTTTCAACTTCTAATGTCATTGGCGTGGCTCTCGGTAACACCGATCCCTCTGCACAGTTCAACCTCGGCACCACCGTCAACCTTGACGATGGCGGTCAGGCTGTTTATGTGCAGGCGGCGTCCACGGTTGCAACGTATGCGGCGGTTGCCGTGCGCGTTGACAACAGCGTGGTGCCGTTGACCACGACCAACTCGGCCAGCAGCAAGGCGGTGGGCTTCGCCCAAGTGTCCATTGCTTCGGCTTCGTATGGTTGGGTTCAGTTGGGCGGCAAGCCGCGAGTCAACGTCGCGGTTGCCTGTCAGCCGAACGTGCCGCTCTTTACGACGGCTACGGCTGGCGTACTGGACGACGCGACCGTTACGGCAGGTCTTGTGGCCGGCCTTGTTGCAACCACGTCGGCGGCTTCGGCTTCCGCTGTGACTTGCATCGCAGGCTACCCGCACATCCTGACGGGGCTTAACGCCTAATGAAGCCTC